CTTGTCCACATGTCTCTCTAATTTATCCACTTTATCTTCATGTACTGCTTGAATCGTAGAGAGTTCAAATGTACGGCTAAGACTCCAGCCCCCTAGGGCTAAGAGCAATCCTACTAATAATGTCATTAACTTGTCAGCCATTAAAATATAATCTCCATGACTAAGTATAACGTAATAAATATGAACATTCCAGTCATTTGGATGTCATAGGGGAAATTATGCACTAATCCCCCAGTACTTCTCTCTGTAAATCCTTGATATTCCATTCTTGATCTCTGACTGCATCTGTTGTTTTTCTAAGTATTTCCTCTAAAGCTCTGAAGTAGGCATTTACTTCAGTAACCCTTGCATTAACATTAAACATCTCTCTTGTAAACTCTTCTTTATCTTGAGCGTACTTATCGAAGAGGATTTGAATGTCTTTGTTTAACAGGGCTACTTGTTGCTTATTTTCTTCAATGGTTTCAGTTAAATTAATAATATATTTAACGGATCCAAAGGTCGCAGCCAGGATGGATACGACGATAGGGACTATTACTACGAGTTTACTCTTACTCAGATCCATTTTGTTTTATCTCCATTTGTTTTTTGTGCTCTTGTTCCATAATCGCATCAAAGAGATTATCATTCGTTCGTTGTCTTTTTTCTTCTTTTTTAAGGAATTTCATATCTCTACATTTTTTAGCGACGAGTTCTAGTTGAGGTCCCATCTCTACATTTCTATATTTTCTACAAATTTTAAGAAGTTCTATTTGATGTCTAAGTTCGTACCTTTCTTCTTGTGCTTTTTTAAATTTTTTATCGCAGGTATTTCCAAATTTAAAACGAAAGTTTACTCCTACTCTATACTCATGATCTTCATGAGAGCTTGAACCTCTGTCGATGTAGTCCATTCCTCCTTGTCTATATTCTACGTAAGGAGTTATATCACCTGCATAACAGTCACGCCAGTTTTGGCCCAGATATTCGTTCTTAGCTTCAGCTGAAGTAGCTGCAAACACTACGAGTAAAAGAATAATAATAGACGATATGAAATATTGCATCCATTTAGTCGTCTGATTTCTTTTTCTTCTTGCGAAGCTTCTTGCCCTTAGAATTTTTAAAGTTCGATATCTCATTTTGTATTACCTCAATTTTCATTTTGATCACAACCATGTCTTGTGATAAGGAAAATGATCTTTGAAGAGACCATCCTCCGAGCGCTAATACAATAGCGAGTAGAGCAGTTATTAATTTATCATTCATCATTTACCTTGGGCGTATATTCATACGTTTGTTGTTCTGCTTTTGCTTGTTCGTCTTTTACGAGACAACATGTACCTGATTTTTCTTTTTCTTTGGTATGCATATTGCAAGTTTGTTTTTCTTCTACTGACATACTTCACACTCTTCCATCTCATGTTCGCAAACAGGGCAACTGCAAACGCCGTACATGTCTCCATGTTCTTTCAACGAACAGTGACAATTACAGTTACAATTTTTACATTTAGGCATTTTGAATTACCTCATTACAATCCTTACAAGATTTTTTATATCTTGAATGAGAACCACAATGTTCTACTTTTGGTACTACAACTTCTTTTTTAGGGAAGAGTTTTGTCCATAAAGCTTTAATCCATTTAATCATCTTTTTCTTCTACTCCATAAAAAAATTTGTCAGAATCTTCTGTTCGCCATTCACTGGTATTTTCCACGTTCCACTCAGATGTCTGTACTTTCCAATCGAAAGGAACTTCATCTTTTACTGTGAAAGATGGGATACTCCAGATTAATCTATTATTGGGCTGTGCCGCATAGTTGCCGTTTTCAAGGGCTAATATGTGTGCGCACTTATGTTCGTGCGGTATTTCAGAATGATCTGTGTCGACTATATTACTCTCTGGGTGAGCCCAGTCAACTGTAAAAAGATAATTACCTCCGTACCATTTTTTATCTTTACCGAGGTATTTGCCAGATTGACTTCCTAAAATATCGTAAACAGTAATAGCAGGATAGTAACTAAAACTATTCCAAAGCTCCAGCTCGTCAAGTCGCATCCTAGGAACTTTTTTGACATCAAAGCCTCTTTGGATAAAGGCGCTAATTGGTAAACGATAGAAGACAGCACCATTTTCCATAAGTGCATGAAAGAGTAGTGCATGCCCTGGAATCGATGCCATGCCAAAGATAATGCAGTCTTCAGCTTCTCCCACATGTCCGGAAAGGTCATATAAATATTCTCTTCTTACCTGCGCATACGTGGCAGGAATGTTTACATTTAGGTATGCCATTTAACATAAAATCCTTATGATGCTATGATTATAACAACAATTACCACCGCAACAGCAGCAGCTATTTTTGGATGAGCTTTAATTTTTGCCCATACATTATTAATGTGTTCCATATTTCCTCCTTGTTAATCGTAAATGTCTCCCCAATTTTTACCGAACTCATAGTCTACTTTATTAGGGACTTCTAAATCAACAGCAGATTCCATTATATCAACTATTTTTTTAGCCTGTTTATCATCTTCAATAGATAAATCAAGTTCATCATGAATCTGAATATGAGCTACTATACCTTCTTTATACAATTCTAGCATTGATTTTTTTGTCATATCTGCAGCTGATCCTTGAATTAATTTATTTAAGGATTTGTAGGTATAAGCTCTTTTAATTCCTGGTCCATGTTCCTTGAGTGCATCTTCATGTGGTAATGCTTTATGCATCCCGAAACTATTAGGTTCCCATAAATGAAACCTACATAATCTTCCCAGTAATGTTCTGATTTGACCACGATCCTGAGCTCTATTAGATGCTTTCTCCATAAGTTGTTTAACAAATGGTACACGGCTATGGTAAGTATTAAATAAATCTGCTGCTTTTTCTTTTGTCACTCCAAGTTCTGCCTGAAGTTTTGCTTTACCCATTCCATAAAATAATCCTAAGTTAATAGTCTTGGCTTGAGATCTTGGGATCTCCGCCATGTCTGCTACGGTCTGGTGAAAATCTGATTTAATATTTTCTTTGTATGAATCTACCACCGTATAAACAGATGGTAATTTGTAGAGAGATGCATAGTGAACCACAAGTCTCGGTTCTTGTTGATTGTAATCAAAGCAACCCCATTTACATCCTTCTTCAGGTATAAACAAACTTCTAATTTTAGGCCCTAAATCTTTATTACGTGCCGGAATTTGTTGAAGGTTAGGATTCTGATAACTAAATCTTCCGGTAACCGTTCCTCCTGTTTGAGATCTTAATTGGTTTATCTCTGCATGAATTCTACCTTTATGTTCGTATCTTAAAATAGAATCAATGAATGTGGTATGAGCCTTATTAATTTCTCTGGCTTTGGCTATCATGTTTACGACAGGATGTGAATGTTCTTGTAAAAAATTTTTAGTAAAGGAAGGAGCTGCTGTTTTTTCTGTTCTTTCATAAGGAATCTTTAACATATCAAAAACATTTGCTATGCTTCGTGCCGCCCAGATCTGCGGACGAACATTCGTTTCTTTTTCTATTTTAGTTAATAATTCATTTTCCTCTGCGATGAGTTGTTTTTTCATTGCCTGAGCTCTTTCAACATCTACTCTTACTCCCTTAAATCTCATATCAACAAGACAAGGAAATAAATCGGTCTCTAAATCAAATATATCTTCTAAATCTTGATGAATAATTTCTTTCTTTAGTTCTTGCCATAATCCTAATGTGATCTCTGCGTCGCGTTCTGCATAGGATCCTGCATGCATTGCTGGAAGTTTGTACATTTCAGCTTTGGGATCAATACCCCATTCTTCAGCTGCTTCAGCTAAACCTGCTTCATTTTTTCCATAGCCTAAATAGTGCCATGATAAACTATTAAGATCATATCTAAATCTATTTTCATCAGTAATGGCTGCTGCAATCATGGTACACACAATGTCGCCATTAATTTTAAAGCCTAGTCTTCTTAACCAACAAACGTCGTAGATAGCATTGTGAAATATTTTTGTAGATGGAGAGTCTAGTATATCTTTAAGCCAGTTTAAAACTTGCTTCCGATCCATGTTGCCGCCACCTTCATGGGCAATAGGAAAGTATCCTTTGTAATGTGAAGTTGCTACGGCAATCCCAATAACATCTCCATTACCTATAACAGAACCTGATCCTTTTTTGAGTAGGTCAGGATCTTTTGTTTCTAAATCTATTGCGATTTCCTCAACCTGTCTTAGGTCTGGAAATTCTGTAGGTTTAACCCATTCAGTACGGGCTTCAAATCTAGGAATTCGCATTAGTTATGTGGGCACCTTTCTTTTCTATTTGTTTTCCATTTATTGTAACCCTCTACCCAACTTTCTTGCGGGCCATAATCTCTTTCAATAATCATATCAATATAATGTTTAGCCTTTTGTAGATCTTCTACTTCTCCTTTATGTGCATGTCTGCAGATATATTTAATAGCATTTCCTTCTGCAAATTGCAATTTGTTCTTGTTGATAAACTCACTGGGCTGCATAGCCATGTCCTTATAGTGAGATCCTCCTATTTGTTTATTGTACACTTTCGATGTCATAACCTTTATCCTCCTTTTTTGCCGCCAAAATATATAAGTTTTGTTTAGTACGTGTGACGCCCACATACCAAATCCTGTTTTCTTCGTCTTCTTTATCAGGACTTTTTTCAATAGCTTCCCTGATAGTTTTAGTATTATCTAAAATGAGTAAAACATTATCAGCCTCGCCTCCTTTAGCTGCGTGAATGGTTGATAATTTAACTCTTGCTTCTTGAGATAATTCTTCTCCAGCTTGCAGCATGTCTCTAATATAAAGACTATCTTCTGGTTCAGTTTCAAAAACTTCAAACCATCTTTGAGTATGGCTGTAGCCAAATTCTTTTAAATCATAAAGTCTTTCTTCCTTTCCAGGAAAATCTTTTCCTAAATATTCAAATAGATCTTTACATTCTGAAATAGATAATAAAGATCCTTGGGTCCATCTGGTAAAATTTCGGATAGCATCGTATAAAAGAGTTTTATAACTCTTTCTATTTTTATACTGAAAATAAATTCCCATTTCCCTGAGAGCAGGTTTAAGTTTGATTAGTTTATCGTTGTACCGAGCTAACACTAACCATTTACCTTTTTGTAAAGGAACATCTTCGATGGATGTTCCAAAGTATACATCCCCTTCTTCATCCCTTGCTTTCCATTCTTTTTGTATTCTCCTCTCATCAGGTATTCTACTTAAAATATTGTCAGCAATGTGTTGAACACATCGCGGAACTCTATAAGATTGTGGTAGAACTATTTCTTTTGCTGGTTCTTGTTGAAATCTTTTAACATCTGCACCAGCCCACCCATAAATAGCTTGATCATCATCGCCTGCTAATATAACATGTTTAGAGTTTTTCTTTAGAACTTCAAACATTTTCCATTGAATCGGCGATAAATCTTGTGCTTCATCAATAAAAACTACGTCATATTTCGGACACAATTCGGACACAATGAATTTTTCAATCATGTCGGTGTAATCTTTTAAGAAAAAAGATTTTTTATAATTAGCCAGTTCATCCCTTAAAATATATAATAAGTTTTGATCCAGATCTTGAGAGTACATATCGGTGTTGTATTCATCTTCAATAGGAATTTCTTTTATTCTAGCTGCATTAATGATGTTAAAGTATTCACTGTCTGAATCTACAAATCCTGTTTTTTCTTCTCCATTACTATAAACAGTGACCTCTATCCCTAAACTTCTTCCAATATCCTCATAATGTTCATCCTGCATAACTTCACTTTTTTTCATTCCTAATTTCCAAAAAGCTAGAGAGTGGAGAGTTCTAAAATGTTTAAGTTGTTTTTCTGATATATTTGGATTCTGATCTAACATTCTTTCTTTGGCTTCTCCGGCAGCTTTCTTCGTAAAAGCAAAGTATCCTATTTTATCAATAGGGGTTCCTAGTTTAAGAAATGTTTTTGCATAATTTAAAAGACGTGTTGTTTTCCCTGTTCCCGGAGGCCCGAGTATTTTTCTCATCATATGATATCCTTATTATGTTTAAGTTTAGTATGATGAATGGGAACGTTTTCAAATTCTTTAGTAGAAATTTTTACAACGTTCTTAGTGGGTGTATTATAAACTCCTTTGTCTTTAGCAGGATATCTTTTTTGATCCAAGAATTCTATATCACAATCTTTATAGGTAACTTCCATCATGGTTCCTGTTTTATCTTCACTGTATTTCCAGTTTTTAGATTTTAATTTGTCATAAAATTTATCAAATTTAAAAAAGGCATAATCTTCTTCGATTAAGACTGTGCCCGATTTAAATCCTGCATCA